TAGGAGGAAAAGCAAATGACACATTTAGATATATTTGGTCAATTCAGACCGTTCGCAATTGGATTTGATAGATACTTCGAAGACCTCGATAGACTATCTAATCTTTCACAACCTAACTACCCACCTTACAATGTTGTAAAGGTTGACGATGAACATTTCACCGTTGAACTTGCAGTTGCTGGTTTTGGTAAAAAAGATATTTCTGTTACTAAAGAGAAGAATCTTCTTATCATTGAGGGTAAAGTAGAAGACGCCGAGAAAGAATTCGTTCACAAAGGTTTGGCTTCTAGAGCATTCAAGAGATCATGGACTCTTGCAGACAATGTTGAAATTGATTCTGCAGAGTTGAAGGATGGTATCTTGGCTGTTAGTTTGGTTAAGGTTATTCCCGAAGAGGATAAACCAGTTTCTATAAAAATCTCATAAAAACTCTATAGACAGATTAGGCTTCTGTTGATATAATGGAAGTCTAATCTTATATAAGAGAGGTATTATAATGAGTTTAGAAGTTGGAAATCCAATTCCAGTTGTAGATTTACCAGTTAGAGTCGATGGTGAGTTTACTAACTTAAACACAGGTGAAATTGCACAGGGGAAAAGAATTATAATCTTTGCACTCCCAGGCGCATTTACACCAACATGTTCGACTTTTCAGTTGCCTGGCTTTGAGGAACAATATTCTTCGTTCCTAGAGAAAGGTATCGATGAGATTTACTGTCTCTCAGTCAATGATACATTCGTTATGAATGCATGGTTCACTGCACAGGGTATCGAAAAAGTAAAAGCATTACCTGATGGTAGTGGATCATTTACTACAGGTATCGGTGCAAATGTACAAAAAGACAATCTAGGATTCGGTCTTAGGTCTTGGAGATATGCAATTGTAGTAAACGATGGTGTCATTGAATCTGTATTCAGTGAGGATGGATTTAGGGACGATGCAGACACAGACCCTTATGAAGTGTCTAGTCCTGAGAATGTTCTTAACAATCTCTAAAAACCACATTGACATAGAGCCATTGTATATTGTATAATGGTTCTATGTACTTTCAATATACACTAAAAGACCTACAGGAACGCAGTTCCAAAAAAGAATTTTCTTATATCACATTTTTTGCAGGCGGTGGTGGATCATCATGTGGTTACAAACTCGCAGGTGGTGATGTAAGATATATGAATGAGTTTCAACAGATTCATGTTGATACTTACCTAAAGAATTTTCCCGATACAGTTCATGAGTGTAAAGATATCAAACAGGTAACTGGTAAAGGTATCATGGAACTTACTGGACTGAAACCATATGAACTTGATCTACTTGATGGATCACCACCTTGTCCACCATTCTCTATGGCTGGAACTAAAAGAGAAGGTTGGGAACAAGAGAAAGTTGCATATGGAATGAAACAACAAAACATAGAAGACCTTACATGGGAACAGATCAGGATTGCTGGTGATCTCATGCCTAAGGTTATTGTATGTGAAAATGTAAAAGGTTTATCGATGGACTATGCAAGAGACCATCTAAACAAAATGGTGAGAGACTTCGAAGCTCTAGGTTACTCAGTTGTTTGGAAGATCATGAAAGGACATGAACATGGTGTACCTCAAAAGAGAGAAAGGGTATTCATGGTAGGTGTCCGTGATGATGTTCTAGATGCAATTGGTAGACCATGGATGACACTAGGAAGTCTTTTCCCTGATCCATCAAATGACTATCCAACAATCGGTCAAGCAATCGATGACCTACAAGATGATCCTGAGAATATAGAAGATGCTAAATACTTAGAACAAGCGATGGTTGAATCATCAAAAGGACATTGGGTACATGGATTTGAAAAACATCCTGATGAAAAGTTTGCAAACTGTACACCTTGTAAAGGGATAGATGGTATCTATGAACAAATGAGTAATAGACCTTACATATCCATAGGTGACGATATAGTTAAACCTTGGTTTCAAGAAAACATAAGACTTGGACATATCCCAGCAGAAGATGAGAAACATTCTTATTATATGTCAAGGATTGTTCCAAGTCATTTACCAGCTCATTCCTTAACTGAACAAGGATGTCAACCTAAGTTTATGGGTGGTAACCATTTTCATTACAGTGGTAAAAGAATTTACACACCAAAAGAAATGGTACGACTCATGTCATTACCTAACGATTACCAAATGACTGGTGATTATAATGACAAGGGTGCAAGGATAGGATTAATGGTTGCACCATTATGTTTATACTATCTTGTAGAAGAAATTAAAAAACAAATTTTAGAACCATGGAATTCATTGCAAAAGTAGATCACGGTCAAAAAGAGACCCACGAAAAATGGAACGGAAAGTTCCTAGACGATTCATCATACGATGATGTTATATCATCTATAGGAGTAGATGAGAAAGTAATTAAAATCAGTAAACCAGTTGCATCTATCACAGGAGATAGAGCTCCTCTTGCATATATTGTTAAGGGTGAATACACTGGAGAAGATTATCAAAACATCAAAGATACTTTGTTCTCTATAGACGATGTATCCACAATGAGAGCAAATGCAGCTGGGCCGATTGACAAAGAAGAAATGGCAAAGAAAGGATTGATCGAGGGTGTACATTACAAACTAAGAACACCTAACTCTTATTATCCTCTTAAAAAGAATGGTAAGTTCAATCGTATCGCAGAATCAAATGCAATACATTCTGTATTGATAGGATACAAAAGAGGTCGATTCACTGGTATGATTAAAGCAAGTGGATGGATGGAGAAAAAATCTAATCAGGAGAAGTGGGAAGTATTACAAAGAATTGCACCTATCAATGAAGGTGCATTAAAGATCGCTGCTCCCGATGTGTGGCGTCAGCAAAGATCATTTGCAGACAATTATATTGAAAGTAAATACCACATCGGGGGCGCACCTATCACGGCTTTATCTGCAAACAGATATTCAAGTGAAGGTACTGCAAAGATGTCTGCACATGTAGATGGAAAAGATTTAGAGTTTGGGTTAACAACAATGTGCGTTTTCAGAATCGGAGATTTTGGTGGTGCATATCTTTGTTTCCCAAGATACGGTCTTGCAATCGAAGCTGACGATGGTGATGTATTGATTGCAGACTCAAACGAATTGCATGGTGTTACACCTATCGAAGGAACTGGTGTGAGACTATCATGTGTTGCATATTGTGATGAACATGTTGCAACAAAGGGTATTGGTGGTAAGTCAGAGAATCCTATCGGGCCACACAATAAAGATAAACACGGATCATTGGATGCATTCTTATGATATTTTTAATTGGTGGAGTTCCATGTTCAGGTAAGTCAACCCTCATGAGAGGATTGATATCCCGTCTTGGTTCTCATAAACTAATAGAACCTATGCCACTATTCAAGTGTCAGGAACATGATGACATATTAGTATGTGGTCAGTATCCCGAAGGAGAAACTTTTGGTGGTACTGATAAATTATCTTACGGTGCAATACCTAAGTTCAGAGAGTTTGTTGACTTTGCAAATCAAAAGTATAAACATACAATCATAGAAGGAGACAGATTTTTCAGAGCTGAAGATATTGAATGGGTTGTAGATAACCATGAAGCTGTTGTCTATATACTTACCGTAGATTTACAAGAAGAAAGACGAAGACACATAGAACGAAATGATTCTCAAAACGATACTTGGTTACAAGGTCGTAGGAGTCAGATCGATAATATTCAAAAGAATTTCAATCTTATGGGACATATAAATGTTGTTGCAAATAACGATATAGAAACTTCTTTGAATATACAAGACGAGATTTATGGAAAAATTATTTAAGAATGTTTACCAAGTGGTAGAGAATCCTAACGAGGAACAAGCTGGAATAGAAATTATAGATGGTGAGTTTAAGGGATTAGTATATCAGTATGGTAAGGTACAATTCGAAGATGGTAAACCTCATCTAAATTTTCAAAGAACAATTAGAAGACTTCCCGAAGATGGAAGAGAAGTGTCAGAGTTGGAAGACAGTGAAGAACTAAATACATTGATGGGTGATATATTAGTAGAACTCATGCAAGAACAGATAGAGAGGGAAAAAGGTGAACAAGGAAATACTGAAAGCACAGATTAAAGACCACGAAGGTGAGGTCTTAGAAATCTATGAGGATTCGTTAGGATATCTAACATTAGGTGTGGGTCATTTGATTCAGAAGTCAGACCCCGAATATGGACAACCAGCTGGAACTCCAGTAAGTCAAGAAGTAGTAGACTTATATTACGAAAGTGATTTTGATAAACATGTTGAAGAAACATTACATGTTTGTGAAAACAATAATATAGATTTCGATAGTTTACCTGAGAATGCACAACATACATTAGTTGATATGTGTTTCAACTTAGGTGCAAATCGTTTAGGTAAATTCAGAAACATGTTATATGCATGTTCAGTTTCAGACTGGAATGAAATGGCTAGACAAATGGAAGACTCTAGATGGTACGGTCAAGTTGGAAGAAGGAGTAAGTTCCTACAAGAACAAATTTTGGAGTTAGCATGAAAGATATGACAAGTGATTTATTGAAGGGTGTTGTTGCTCATGCAGACGGTCAGATACAGAAACATAAAGTAAACATTCTTGTTCATTGCAAGAATTCAGCTGGTGTTGCAGAACATGGTGACCATGTGGAAACCATTCAAAAAGAAATGGAACAGATTGCACATTATGAAGACATAAAAGATGTAGTCCGTAAACATTTTTCCGAATATACAGACAGAACTACATTGACAGAATAGTCCCCATCTAGTATAATTACTATATGGATTTCTATACTAATGTCTGTCGAACACGCGACAAAATACTCGTCAAAGGTTATCAAGGTAAGAAACAAGTCAAGATGGCTGTTTCTTATCGACCTAACCATTTCATCCCATCCAAGAAAGGTCAAACACCATATCGTGCATTAGACGGTAGACACCTAGAGGTAGTCAACCTCAACTCCATGGGTGGTGCAAGAAAGTTCAGAGAAAGATATCAAGGTGTCGAAGGATTTGAAATCCATGGATACGACAGATATATCTACACCTATATTGCAGATAAGTTTCAAGGTGATATTGATTATGATCCTAAACTAATCAAGGTTGCATCACTCGACATCGAGTGTGAGTGTGAAGATGGATTCCCTGATCCAATGATCGCTGGAGAAAAAGTCAATGCAATCTCTATCAAACCTTTTGGAAAAGAAACCGTAGTATTCGGTATCGGCCCATGGGATCACAATCGATCCGATGTAATCTATCACAACTGTACTAACGAAGCAAACTTGTTGATGAAGTTCATCAAGTATTGGAGAACAGAATCTTTTGATATCATTACAGGTTGGAATGTAAACTCATTCGATATCACATACCTTTGTAATCGTATCGACAAGATCATGGGTGAGGATGAACATAAGAAACTATCACCATGGAATCAATCAGATGTTCGTGAGTTTACTTCTCAAGGATATCAAAAGAACATGGTATTCAATCTGTATGGTGTCAATGTTCTTGACTATCTAGAACTCTATCGTAAACATACATTCGTAAATCAAGAATCATACAGACTAGATCACATTGCAAATGTCGAACTCGGTAAAGGGAAACTCGACTATTCAGAGTATGGAAATCTACATACCCTTTACCGACAAGACTATGCAAAGTTCCTTGAGTATAATGTCCAAGATGCTGTACTGGTTGAAGAACTAGAAGAGAAACTTGGATTGATCGAACTGGTGCAAGCCATGAGTTACAATGCAAAGTGTAACTACAATGATACTTTCGGTATGGTGAAGTATTGGGAAACAATCATTTACAACTTCCTCAAAGAACAGGGAATACAAACACCACCACAAAAACTAAAGACTGGTAATGACAAGATGAAACCTATCATAGGTGCATATGTCAAGGAACCACTGGTGGGTGGTCACAACTGGGTTGTATCATTTGACTTGAACTCACTGTATCCACATATCATCATGCAGTACAACATCAGTCCTGAGAAGATGGTGAAGGAATACAAAGAAGATGTATCTATTGATAGACTTCTCAACAAACAAGTTGATATCTCTTATCTAAAACAACAGAACAATACTGTATGTCCTAACGGGACAAAGTTCAAAAGAGATCGTCAAGGTTTTCTTCCTGAACTCATGGAGAAGTTCTACGATGAGAGAAAGGCTTGGAAGAAAAAGATGATCGATTATCAGATTGAACGAGAGTCTTGCAAAGATAGAAAACGAAGAAGAGAACTCGACACTCTCATCAAGAGAGCAAACAACAATCAGATGGTTCGTAAGATTGCATTGAACTCAGCTTACGGTGCATTGGCAAATCAGTATTTTGCATTCTTCTCTATTGATCTTGCAGAGGCAATCACTACATCAGGTCAGTTGATTATTCAGTGGTCAGAGAGAACCATCAATGACTTCATGAACAAGACCCTTGGAACTGAGGATGAAGACTTTGTGATTGCAATGGATACTGATTCCGTTTATATCACCATGGACAAACTGGTTCAGAAAGTTCTTCCCGAAGAAACAGACAAGGACAAGATCATTGACTTCTTGAACAAGTCCGAAGGGATGTTTGAGAAAGTTCTTGCAGATGGATTTGATGATCTTGCAGAATACACAAATGCATTTCAGAACAAGATGGAAATGGGGAGAGAGGTAATCGCTGACCGTGGTATTTGGACTGCAAAGAAAAGATACATTCTAAATGTCCACGACAACGAAGGTGTAAGACTTGCAGAACCGAAACTCAAGATGATGGGTATCGAGACTGCAAAGTCTTCCACACCACAATGGGTCAGAACAAAACTCACAGAAGCTTTCAAGGTTGTCATGAGTGGGACTGAACAAGACCTATGGGAGTTCGTAGAAACTTCACGAAAAGAGTTTCGTAATCTTCCCCCCGAAGAGGTTGCATTCCCTAGAGGATGTAAAGGTCTAGTACAATATGCATGTCCTACAAATATCTATTCTAAGGGAACACCAATCCATGTCCGTGGTTCTTTGTTATACAATCATCAACTCAAGAAGAAGAACATCGACAGACGATATGAAATGATTAAGAATGGTGAGAAGATACATTTCAGTTATCTTACAACACCTAATCCTATCAATGAGAATGTCATATCATTCATGAATGTTTTACCAAGAGAGTTTGATCTACATCGATTCATTGATTATGACATGCAGTTTGATAAAGCTTTTGTTGATCCATTGAAGGTTGTTATCAGTTTAATTGGTTGGAATGTAGAACCAGTTGCAAGTTTAGATTCCTTTTTTGGATAAATAGTTTTATGGCATACAGTAAACAGGTAGTAGATAGATTCAATTCAGTTCTCAATAACCCACAGAAACATTCTGTCGGGAGATTCGATCCTAAAGACCCTAATGTCGCAACAGGAATGACTGGAGCTCCTGCCTGTGGTGATGTCATGAAACTTGATTTAAAACTTGACATTGATGAGAGAATAGAAGATGTTAAGTTTAAGACTTATGGTTGTGGTAGTGCAATTGCATCATCCAGTTTATTTGTTGACATGTTGATCGGTAAAACTATCGAAGAAGCAAAACAAATAAAAGATAAGGATATTGCAGCGATATTAGACCTTCCGCCGATCAAGTTACATTGTTCTGTTCTTGCAGAAGATTGTATCAAGAAAGCAGTCGAACATTGGGAGGAAAAGACTGCACATAGAAAACATAATTATAAGTAAAACACATGTACGAATATAATGTAACAGTTACAAAAGTTGTAGATGGCGACACAGTAGATGTAGATATCGATCTAGGTTTTGGAATGACCTACAAAAAACAAAGAGTAAGATTGATGGGTATCGATACGCCAGAGAGCCGAACAAGAGATTTAGTAGAAAAACTTTTCGGTAAAGCATCCAAGAAACATCTAAAAGAAATAATCCAAAACGCTGAAATGTTAACCTTAGTATCTCATGATAAAGGTAAGTTTGGTAGAATACTAGGTGAACTATATGTATACGAGAATGTAGGACATCCACAATTTGAGGTGCATTACTCAGTCAATCAAAAGATGATTGATGACCACCATGCAGTTGATTATGCTGGTGGTAACAAAGAACAGATTCAAGAACAACATTTAAAACACAGACAACTACTAATAGATAAAGGTGTCGTAACTCAGGAAGACATCGATAAGGTATCATGATTATATCTTTGATGGACATCTTTTACCTTGGTATGATATGTGTCATATTCGGGTTTATCATTCATCTTGAAGCTCAGGTTTCAACGATCAAGACCATGATTGAAAGTTTCTTAGATAGAAGAAACGGTAAGGCAATCAAAGATATAAAGAAAAAGAAATAAAACCCACTTGTCAGAAACCACAATATATACTATAATGGTTATATCATTATGAGAGGTGTATATGTCATTTATTAAAGACTTAGTTAAAGCAACAGGAAACGAATACGCAGGTGTCGTTTCTGATGGTGTTGCAGCTGGGGATGTAGACTCTTTTGTCGATACAGGGAGTTATGTCTTCAATTCATTATTGAGTGGTTCACTATACGGTGGATTACCTAAAAACAAAATCACTGCAATCGCAGGAGAATCAGCAACAGGTAAAACTTACTTTGCACTGGGAATGTGTAAACAGTTCCTAGAGGATAATCCCGACGCTGCAGTTATCTACTTCGAATCCGAATCTGCAATCAGTAAAGATATGATTGAGAGTAGAGGAATCGATTCAAATAGAATGGTTATCGTGCCTGTGGTAACTGTTCAACAATTTCGTTTACAGGCAATTTCTATATTAGATAGATATCTCGAAACACCCGAAGATAAGAGACCACCTATGATGATGTGTCTTGATTCATTGGGTATGTTATCTACAACGAAAGAGATTGAGGATACTGCAGAGGGTAAAGAGACCCGTGACATGACTCGAGCTCAAGTAGTTAAAGGTGCGTTCAGAGTATTGACTCTAAAACGGGGTAGGGCAGGTGTCCCTATGATAGTGACTAATCACACTTATGATGTGATAGGTTCCATGTTCCCACAAAAAGAAATGGGTGGTGGTAGTGGATTGAAGTATGCAGCTTCTTCTATTATTTACTTGTCCAAAAAGAAGGAGAAGGATGGAACGGAAGTCATCGGTAACATCATTCACTGTAAGAATGCAAAGTCAAGACTTACAGTTGAAAACAGGATGGTCGATGTCAGACTAAACTATGAAACAGGTTTAGATAGATATTACGGTTTACTTGATCTTGCACTTGCAAGTGGTATCTTTAAGAAATCCTCTACGAGGGTTGAGTTACCAAATGGTAAAACTGAATTTGCAAAAACAATAAACAACAACCCTGAGAAATACTTTACAGATGATGTAATGGAAAGATTAGAGGTTGTAGTGAGAGATTATTTTAAATATGGAAACGAGAATAGAACAGACGATACTCAAGAATCTGATTCAGAATGAAGAGTTTACACGGAAGTGTATCCCATTTCTGAAGCCAGAGTATTTCACAGATATATCTGAAAGAACAATCTATGAATTGACATATGATTATTTTCAGAAATATACTAAACCACCTACAACAGAAGCACTTCTCATAAACCTTGACAATTCTTGAAGTTATAGCGCGAACACAGTCAAGGACGCAAAGACTGTTGTAGAAGGTTTCGGTAGTGAAGATACACCACAGGATTGGTTAGTCGATGAGACTGAGCAGTGGTGCAAAGATAGAGCAATCTATATCGCAGTGATGGATTCAATCGAAGTGATTGATAAGAAGTCACAACGATCTACTGGTGAAATACCTGAGCTTTTGAAGGATGCACTCTCCGTGTCCTTTGATACACATATTGGTCATGATGTATTAGAGGACGCAGATGATAGATTTGAATTCTATAATACTGAGGAAGAGAAACTTCCTTTTGATCTAGAATACTTCAACAAGATTACCAAGGGTGGATTACCAAACAAGACTTTGAATATTTGTCTTGCTGGTACTGGTGTTGGTAAGTCATTGTTCATGTGTCATATGGGTTCTGCAGCTTTGATGATGGGTAAGAATGTATTGTACATTACTCTAGAAATGAGTGAAGAAAGGATTGCAGAAAGAATTGATGCAAATTGTTTGAATGT